GTTGTATTTCTCTGGTAAAGCGTTACACCAGAAGCCTTTAACCCTAACAGATATGACTTCCTATAAGCAGCTTTTATGACCTTATCCAGTTCCATTACAAAGATCATATTATAGTTATAAATTTGAGAGTCTATAACAGACTTCTTATAGTTTATCTTACTCTCAGTATCATCATCTTTAATAACTATAGTAGCTGCTATGTTATTAGTATAATTAACATAATCATTAAACATCTTGTTGAGATTACGTAGAAAATTATGCTTTAAAACATCAAAGCTTCTACCTGCCGTAGTTTGTACGTTTCCTTTATACTCTCGCCACTTCTTAGGGCTTGTAACCTGCCGCTGTGTGGCTTGGCCTAACCCACGGAGTTTAACCTGTGGTATTTTTGTTAGTATTCGGTTTATCATTAACAGCATAATCCTTTAACGTTGAAAGGAGGGCTTCAATCTTCTTACTGGCAGCCTTGTTAGGACTGAATCCTAACTTAAATCGATTCTCGACTTTATATTGCTTACCATTAAGCCAAGGAATACCAGCATTTGTAATAGTCTTTCCTTTTACATACTTAGGATAGACTTTGGCAAAGTTCTTTAAATATACATCTTCCCCACTAGCAACTACATCCACGATAGTTTCTGTAAGGCAGCTAACGATTTCTTCGATTTGCTGGATGCTGTACTTAAAGTTTGTGTTAGCCCGGATCTTCACACAAAGCTCTTTTTGATTTATCATTATTAATCCTCTAACGTATTGTCTTTTGTATATGTTGGAAGACCAAGCTCCAATAGCTGTTTCCAAGAGGTCTTACTGTCTTTTTTATTCATTTCATTAAGCTGTTGCGAAACACCCTTATGCGCTTTAATAAGGTCCGAAATTTCGTCTTCACTAAAGCCTGTCGGTACAGCATATTTCTTCTTAAGGTCGTTATACATATCTTCTTTTTCCTGGATTTGTTCCAGTTCCTCAAGGATTGGCTGTACTTCGGGATGTTCGTTGGCAAATTCCTCAACCAGCTGAGGAGTAAGTTCATCCTGCTGTCCCTCGCCAAACTTCTTGAAGCCATACTTAATGCCAGTATTAGTAACAGTACGTTGAGGCTTATTTCCAAGGTTCGCATTTGAACCAACCTTCGCTGGTTTGCCAGCCTTAGCAAGAAGCTCTGCCTGTCGTTCTTCAACTGGATCTGGAGTGAAGAGTTTCTTTCTGAACTCCATTGGAAGAGGATAAACTTCATCGAGAAGGTAGTCAGACCAGGCCTGTCTGTTCCACCCGGCAGCGATGGCTACGTTTATAAGGATTTCAAGGAGCTGTGCCTTACGAAGTAAGGTTTCTTCACGATCACGCTCTGCCGCCGCCGACATTGTTCCAAGCTTAACCTGGAAAGCATCTGTAGGAAGGTACTGTTGCTTGGCAATAGCGTAATGGATCTGGCAGAGGAGAGTTAAGCCCTCTACGAAGGCTTTTTGGATCTTGGCAATCTTACGCCCAAACCGAGCATCCTGTAACATAAGAGCATCACGGGAATTCCAGCCCGGATCCTGCTCACCGTCGAAGTAAGTCTTAGGAACACCAAGACCAAGGCGCATCTTAGTAGCGAAATGCTCTAAATCTACCATTGGACCGATATTCATTGTATTCTGAAGCTGCTCAACCTTTGAGGCAGAACCGGGACGTACAGGCCAAATAATGTCCTGAAGCATCGTCGCAGGAGAGAAGTCCATCTTAAAGTCATTAGTCTTAGGATCAATGAAAATGGTCTTATTCTTAAGGAACTTGTCATACTTCTGGACTAAGTCAGCCGCTTCCTCTACTGAGGCCTGGCCAACGTCTACATAGAAGATGTTTCTCTGGACAGCCTTAGTGAGACGATAGAGGACTGTCATAGTCTCTAGCATTTGGTAGGATTTCCAGGTCTTTCTGATTGTCTCCAGCATTGACCTGCCATAAAGGCTTTCCTGGTCATAGGCCTGAAGACGGAAGTGAACCATATCCCATGGTTTGTAAATGTTGTTCTTATTATCTGACGGAATAGCACGCGCTAAGTCAGGACACGCAAAACCTTGTAAGCCGTCCTGTTGAATGCGCTCAACTCGTGATGGGTGGATGAACTGAACTCCGTGAACGCCCTGAGATCCGAGAATATTAAAGGTATAACAGTCGCCATACTTTGCAATGTTTCTCAGAATACCATAAGCCTTAGATTCCATCTTAATTCGCTGGAACATTCCATTAAGATCCTGGGCTACTTCAGGAAGGTCACTTTCTACCCAAACAGCAAGGCCCGTCTTGCCATCCAGCTGTGAAGACTCTTCCGCATAGATATCCAGACCTACCTGAGCTTCTGTGGAAGTAACGTCCATTCGGTCGTAATCTCTATACTTGGTCTGCCGGTCCATCTGAATGTCAGCATAACCAATGAAAATACGCGAAAGGTTGTTTTCAATATTGTCTAACTTTACAGCCTTATCAATAGGTGTAGCAACACCCTTCAGCTGGTTCATCTGCATATCTGTTCGACCGTAGACGATCTGCAGAGCTTGAACGAAGGGGTTCTGCTGTAAAGCTAAGGCATTTGGATTCATTTCCATAAAGTATCCTTATTTTAACCTAAAGTTAAATGGGTTCTGATTCTCTATCTCTTCGTTGGTAAGTTTTGTATCAATGTTCTTATCATAAGTAACAACATGAGGATCAAGCGTTCTTGGCTTGGGATACATATCGCTGATGATAGGACCAGTGATTCCAACGTTAGAGGTAATCGGGTATTTCTTTGTATCTACTAAGAAGCTAATACAATCAAAGACAACGGAAGCTAAGGCGTCCGTTTGGTCGTCTGAACTTCTTGAACCGTCTGGATTGAGAACAGGCTTTCCTATTCTTTCTCTGCCAGAAGAGCTATCTACCGTTAAATTAACAAGTTCCCGTTCAAGAATGTTGTTATGAGGAACCAAAACGTTCCCATTAGTAACACCATCTCTCAACATAGTGTAGGGTATAGCACTTCTCATAGTAGATACGTTTTGAACCATAAACCCGTCTTTTACTAACATTTGAATTGGACCGACAGACTGGAATTGGTCAAACGTAACTACCTGAATACGAAAACCTGTAGATCTTAAGAAGTTAATAAACTTCTGAATCTTTTCATAGTCAATCTGGTCACCCTGGGGAGCTTTAATACCAACACAGAAATCTATATGGATTTCCGGGGCATAAGTCTTAACTATTGGCTGTCCTAAGTTATTAAGGGCTACATACTCTTTAAGAGCAGAAACGCCTCCCATACATACACCAGTAGCATCGCCAGACTTGGAAAGGTCGATGTGTACAGCGCGTAGCATTTCAGGGTGGTACTTAGGAATAACAGAGAAGCCAATGTCATTATAGAGTAAACTTTTATCTAAGTAGTTCTCAATAGGTGTTTTGTCCTTAACGCCTGCTGGAATCTCGGCATTAAGGAATGGATTCTTCCGTTCGTGATCCCAGGCCTTATTAACAAGGATAGGATCCTCGAAAAGAAGGTTCATAGGGGATGTAGCAATACCCGCTAAGTCTCTTAGCGAGTTGTTAATGTCATATTCAAAAGAAGAACGAAGGTCTACTGGAACCGCAAGGATACTCGGGCTATCCTTCGGATATAGGCTTACTTCTTCCTCATCAAGAATTCTTGAAGATGATCTGGATGTACCAACAAATACATGGAACATCTTTTTTGAGTACTTATTTGGTTTAACTTCCCACTGGGAGAAGGAAGAGATATGAGTATGAGGATCATTCCTCTTTTGAGCCATAAGGGACTCAAGGAAGTCCGAAGTAGCCTTCTTTGACGATACAACAGACAGCAACCCAGGAACATAGCCTAACGTATGGAATCGTGAAATCATACGGGCGTGCATTTCAGCGAAAAGCGCTTCAGCACTGTCCGGGTCATCCTCTGTTTTAACGGTACGCTTCTGACGAACTGAAACCTCGTCAAGGACCGCAGAAACGATAGCAAGAGATAAAGCGTGGGATACTTTTGATCCCAGTAGTACGGAAAGCCCTTGTGGCAGTACGACTTCATAGAGTTCGTCCTTTGCCTGGCTTCCTTGTGTGTTTAAAATCGCCCTCATATTTCTATTTTTCTTTTGGGGGAAAATATTTTTGAAATACGGGCTTCCACCAATGATTTTCTTAAAATCATTAACGAGAGCCGCTTCAGCCTTACCGAGAGATAAGGTGAAGAGGGCAAAGTAAATTGATGTAGACTCTGACAGGTTGAAATATGCCGGGATGTTTTTGAGACAAGATAGAACTGCAAGCTTATATAGCTGAGCTATAATGGCAGTGTACGTCTTACCAATTCCGATAGCTCCACCAATAATATGTAGATAGATCTCATTTTTCGGCTCCAATACATGGATTAGCTCCTCTTTCCACTTTGGATAGATTCTAGCGGTAATTGGACCAAGGTACTTAGGATCTGTTAAGAATTCCTCTGGAGTTGGAGGAACACGCATATAGTCAGCATCACGTAAAGCTTTAAGGGCAGAAATTTCTGTCCTATCTTTAAAAGACCCTTCCAGGCAGATATTAGTTAAAATATGCCTTTCAGTTGGAGTAAAGTCTGTTAAATTAATATCCCCGTGGGCACACTTCTTAATAAAGGCTTCCGCAGCCCTAGGAGATTGCTTTAATAGCCTTTCAACCTCTGTCATTTCCAGATCGGTTGGAAGTATTACCTTTGTATGATCAAAGGGCTGAAGATCGATATCAGACATCTGTAGCTTCGGCCTTCTCTATAGTATTGATTTCTTTAATAATTTCATTTGCGGTCAGAAGAAGTCTGGCTCTACGTTCTGGAGCCAATTTCTTTACTTCATCTACTAATTCATCAGAGGCTCGAATTTCAGAAAGAGTCTCAAGGCTCATAGCCGTGGTATTAACGAAGTCCCAGCCTGTAAGCTGTGTTTCGAGTCTCTGGAGCCTTGTTTCATCAATCTTTGCAAGGGCTGTGATGGTTTCAATTCTTTCCTTATTAGAAAGATATGGAAGCTGCTGCCGTAGATAGTCTCTGGCTACAGCTTCAGTCTGTAAGTCCTGAACGAAGTCTCGAAAGATCTTCTTCTGGACTTCAACCATTAAAACCTGGAACTTAACACGGAGACCTACCAGACGGGCAAGTACTTGTTTCTTAACCTTAGCATCGAGAGCCTCATAGGAGTTTAACCAAGATAGTAACTCTTCCTCAATAACATTATCAAACTCTCTTAAAGAGTGTTTAAAATCTGTTACAACTTCAGGATCTTCAGTAGCCATTTTTAACAGCCTTCTTCATTTCTCTTTTAAATATATCTACTAATTTATTATGTTCTTCAACTACCTGAGTTAAAATTGCTGAATTGGTAGCATAAAAGAGAATCTCTTCCTGTTTACCATCTTCATCAATAACAGGCATTACATATAGTTGGGTATTAAAATTCTTAGCGCGAGGCTTCCCGGTCTTCCACTTCTTCATGGAGTACCTCTACCTGTAGCAATTAAGGAATTAATAATAGTATCTCTTACAACATTTTGAATATTTCGTTTAAGTTCTATGAAAGTATCTCTATTATTATTCATAGAATCCATAATAATTTGCTCTAATTTATGATCTAACATAAATTCAGTCTCAATAAAAAATTTCTTTGAAGAAGGAAGATACCACTTTACATCAATACCGTTCTTATACTTTTCTTCAACAAGTTTTCTATTCTTAGATTTCCTGAACATTACTTCTCTCCGATCTGTTTCTTTACCGCCTCTATCATACTATTGGAGACGTTATTAAGAAGTTCCTGTGCTTTAACTCGATTAAGATTCTGAACGTCAGCAATTACATTCGAGAAAGAAAGAATGTATTCGCTATCGGCCATATTATATTTTTCTTTAAGTGCTAGGAGCAATGGGTCTGCCATAAAGATTTCAGTACACTTGTGATTGAAGTCTTCATTAAGCCACATAACATAATTTGTTAAAGATTCTGTTATAGTAGTGTTTCTTGTATTAATTAGTGTAATTATATTATTAATTATTTCTTTCTCAGAAGCAACAAATTTTGTGTAATTATTTCGAGCAATAAGTGTAATAATAACAGAAAGCAGGAAACTAGCAAAAATTATACATACGGCAGCTATAAGTGGTGTCATTTCTAATCCTCTCTCATATCTTTATCAAGGTATACAGCTAAGTTCATAGCTTCTTCAATGGACTTTGCTTTCTTTTCAGTATAGATAATAATAGCTCTGGCAGATACCCGAAGGAACTTGCCAGAAGACCAGCCCTTACTACGAGCATAGTTCTTAAACAGCTTCTTTTCAGAAGCTAAGAGCATAAGAGAAGTCGGTTCTCTCTTATCGTCATTTACAGTATTATCCATTTAATCTCACTTTAAAATAAACTTTGTTACTTTCCATAAAACTTTTGTTATTACAGTAATAACAAAGATTACAGGGGCAAAAAGAAATAAAACAGTTATACCTGTTATTTCAATCCACTTTTTATTAAAGGCTCTTAAAAATTCTATGAAGACTCTAAATTCATAGTTAACAAGTCTAATAATACAGAACAAATAAATATATAGTAGTAAAAAACTTATTAAAACCGCTTTTACTATTAACATCTCAACTCCTCAATAGGATATACTCGTTCATAGGGTATAGTTTTACCCTAAAAAAAGTTAGTCCATCCCTAATTGTATTATTTATTAACGAGGACGGTTCTGACCAAGACGGGTCATAACATTAAAGACAGAAGCTAGGGGACGGAATGCCGCACCGGCAATATTAGCATAAGCGCGAGGCGTGGCAACTCTATTATAATAGTTACCAGAAGACCTACCCTCTCGCTCAAGCGTTCCCTTTTTTTTGTTCGAAACGTCTTTAGCAGCAACCGCATCTGGATCAGTAAAATTTTTAATAAGATCTGGGTCTACCGTAGCTGGACCAGGGCCGGAACCCTCGCCGGTATTTCCACCAGGGCCAGGACCAGCACCAGCATTATGAGTACTTCCTTCGGCTGGAAGAGATAGCCCTCTATCCTGAAGCATAAGTTTCGCACCAGCATCAGCCCGTTCCAACTTAGCTTTTTGAAACTCTTTAAAGTTCTTAGCTACAGGAAGTTTACCAATTTTGCCTTCCCTAGCATCTAATTCTTTCTCTACCTTGTTAGCTTTGCGACTATCAAGAAATCTTCCAATAAAGCCCTTTTGATTTGAAGCTAAACGAAAATCCTTAAGATCAGCTCTCTCTTTTTCAACACGGCTCTTTTCTTCAGCATCAGCACGCGTTAAAGAAAAGTCTACCATCTTATTATATTTTTGAGTCTTTAAATCAACATCATTTCTAATCTCTTCTTTGCCAAATCGTGTAAGCCGATCAACTTCAGCTTGAGGGCGATCTCCTGCTGCAGCTGACCAAGCCGCTACTCTTGTAGCCTCTGGACCTTGATCACGACGGTTAGCAGAACGAAAAGCAACATCTGCTGGATCATCAAAAACAGGCTGCCCCTCAGAATCTAAACTATCCTTAGCACCTGGATTAGTTGGTTCAGTAGAAACGCCCGCTGCGCGCGTTTCTCTATCTTTTACTTCTTTATCTTTTCCAGATACTAAGGCCTTATGTATATCAGCCGCTATAGAGTTAGCTGTCGATACTTTTAATGCTTGTTCCGCCTGTGCTGCTTTATCTGATAAAGGAACCGCCTTACCAGTCGTAGGTGATGGTGCAGCATCTGCAACTCTTTTTTCACCTTTTAATCCAGCATTTCTTAATTTTGCAGCAGCAGCTACAGCTCTTTCACCAGGAACTGGTTCCTTAGAAAACCAACCTTCATCAATTACTTCTTCATACAAGCCTAAACCAGACCCATATAAAGAGTCTTTAATAACTCGATTTTCAATTAGCTGGTTTAACTTGTCTATTGGCATATTAGTCGTCTGATTGTGTTGGCTGCTCTGCTGGAGGCTTATTTCCATCGGTATTATCATTTTCCTGCTTGGAAGCTTCCCCATCCCCGGGAGCATCACCTTCAGTCGTTGGGCCAGCACCAGCTGCTTCAGCTTCATCAACGATCTGCTCAGCAATGAAAGTTAAGCTCTCAGTAAAGTAAGCATTCTTCTCATCCTTACCAAGCTCCTCAACCATCTTATTAAGCTTGGCTACGTCATCAACCGTAGGA